TCTCTCATAGAACCATTAGCGCAATTAAGAATGAGTTAAATTGGAAAGATGTCGGAGATAAAATTACTATTAAGAAAAGAAAATCTACAAAAAGAGAAAAGGAGGTAACTTAATGGTAGTTAAGAAAACTATACAAAAAACAGAAAAGCAAATATGTAATCAATGTATCAAACCAAAGAATCTATTAGATTTTTATATGACAAAAGACACATTCTTTTTCCCTTCATCAAGGATTCCAGTATGTAAGGATTGTCTTTTCAAACGTTGGGAAGAAGAAGGATATGATGCCTTTGTAGATACTATGCGTATTATAAATAAACCAATAGATGATGAGCATTTTAAAAGTGTAGAAGCTAATTTTAGAAGTTATATCAAAGACGCTAATTCTCTTACCCAATTTAGAGACAAGACTTTCTTAGATACCACTTTATTTGAACATACTAAAACTAATTTGTCAAATAAAGCTATTAAACTTACAGAATTAAGCCCAGAAGAGTTAAAAGAAGCACAAGACTTCTGGGGTATTGGATTTGAAGAGTCTGAATATCTTTGGCTTACTACAGAATATATAGACTACATTGTCCGTTATGGGATGGAAGAAAGTAAAACTTTAGAGGATACTATTTCTGAAATTTGTTTGACTCGCTTAGATATCCGTAATAGACGTAGAGATAATAAAGATGTAGATAAACAAATCAAAACTTTAAATGACCTTATGACATCGGCAGGAATTAAACCTATTCAAGAAAGTATGGCTAGTAGTTCTGACCAAGATACATATGGTATGTGGATTAAAAAACTAGAGAATGAAAGACCCATTAGCGACCCTAAACCTGAATGGGCAGATGTAGATGGGATAAGAAAGTACATCGTAACATTCTTCTTACATCCTTGGGCTAGATTATTTAATAAAGACAGAGAGAGTCCTTACTATAAGGAAGCTATTGATGAGATTGAAAAGTTCACAGTCAAGTCTAGATATGAAGAAAGAGATGATGACTAGTGGCTAGTTTTGAAAACTTTAAAAAGAATAAAAAATCTGTAAAGAATATGAGTCTTTTTGAGAAACCAGTAAATAGACAAAAGACTAAGCCACGTTCTGTAAGATTGGAAGAGGGGATTGATGAATGGACTTCATTCTATAGAGCAAACCCACACAGGTTTGTGGAAGATTTCTTAGGGATAAAGTTAAAAATATTTCAGCAGATATTGCTTTATATTATGATGCATTTTAACTTCCTAACCTATATTGCGGCACGAGGACAGGGCAAAACTTACTTAACTGCAATATTTTGTATAACAATTTCTATCTTAAAACCAAATTCAAAAGTGGTGGCTGTATCTGGGCAAAAAAGTCAAGCCCGTGAAACACTAGGTAAAATAAAAGAGATAATGAATGACTCTCCTCTCCTAGAAAGAGAGATAAAAGATTTTAGAGATGGTACAAATGAACCTCGTGTAGATTTCCATAATGGTAGTTATATAAGGGTTCTAGCCGCTTCAGAAGGGTCTCGTGGGGCTAGAAGTACAGTTTTGATTGTAGATGAGTATAGACAAGTATCCACAGAAATTGTTGACTCTGTTTTGCGTAAGTTCCAAATCAGCCCAAGAAATGTCAAATTCATGGAAAAGCCAGAGTATAAAGGAGATAAAAAATATCAAGAACGTAATAAACAGATTTTCCTATCCTCTGCATGGTATAAAGCTCATGAATCTTGGGATAGAGTTGTTACTTATAATGACAATATGACAGATGGACAAAACTATTTTGGATGCTCAATCCCATATCAAGTTTCTATTAAAGAAGGATTACTCATGGAAGAAGAGGTTCAAGATGAAATGTCCGAACGTACCTTCAATGAGGTTAAATTCCAAATGGAAATGGAAGCGATGTTCTGGGGAGAAAATCTTAATAGCTACTTTAAGTATGAAGAAATTCAAAAGAATAGGACATTACTTAAAGTCTATTATCCACAAGAAACTCGTGAATTATTAAATGAGAAGACATTAAAACTTCCTAAAAAAGAAAACGGTGAAATTCGTGTAATATCAGCCGATATAGCTATGATGGGTGGAGCACAAAATGATGCTTCTGTATTCACAGTAGCTAGATGCATACCTATCAATGGAGGATACGAAAGACAACTTATGTATATTGAATCTTTAGAAGGTGGTCACACTAATATTCAATCTAATAGAATTAGACAATTATTTAGTGATTTTGATTGTGATTATTTAGTATTAGATACTCAAAACGCAGGAGTAAGCGTGTATGACCAATTAACATTACATTCAGTAGACCCACAAAGAGGAACCGAATATGAACCTTGGTCATGTATGAATGATGAAGAATTAGCTAAACGTTGTGTGTACCCTAATTCCCCTAAAGTAGTCTATTCTATAAAGGGTAGCGCATCTTTAAACTCTAAGATTGCCGCAATATTTAAGGATACTTTACGTAAAGGTCAATTTAAATTGCCTATTCATGAAGATGAGACTAAGGATGTATTAGAAAAGTTATCAGGATATAAAACACTAGATAAAGAATATCAACTACAATTGAAACTTCCTTACATTCAAACTACTATCATGGCTACAGAGATTCTAAACTTAGAAGATGATAACAGTGGTAAGAGCGATACTATTAGAATTAAAGAGTCTCGTTCAGCACGTAAGGATAAATATTCTTCTATCTCGTATTTGAATTACTTTGTATCAGATGTACTAGAAATCAAAAACAGACGTAACACTAAAACAGACATCAACCCTGCCGACCTGTTCATGGTACGCCAATCATCAACACGCCATAATCGCTCAAGAGGCGGAGGATTCTTCTAATCCTCCAATTTATCCTCTCACTAAATAAATCAAAATAGAAAGGATGTGAAATTTTGACATCTGAAAAAAATAATCCTAATATTCCTAATCAAACTGAATCAACCAATCAGAATAATAATCAAGAAACTCCATATTATCAAACTCAAGAATATCAAGATAAAATGTTCCAATTCATCAAGGAAACTAAACAACAGAATTTCAAGAAGGATAAGTCTCAAGCGTTACACAAAGCTAGAAATGCGAGATATTCCCCTAATCTACAATTCAGTCCTGAAAATGTTCAAATGTGGCTACAGAATCCTATGATGAACGAAGCTAGACTACGAGACTTCTCAAACTTCTTATATGACACTAATGCTCTATATCGTTGGGTCATTACAACTCTAGCCAATATGCCAACATGGGCTTGGACTTTATCTATGAAAACTCATGGTAGTAGAAAAGCTCCAGATAAGGTAGAGAGAGTGTATCGTCAGGGATTAGAGTATCTTCATAATAAGAATATCAAGTCTGAAATGCATAAAGCATTCCTTATAGCCATCAAGCAAGATTTCTACTATGGATATGAAGTACAAGGCGATGATTACTACTTTGTCTTAAATTTAGACCCTAACTATTGTCGTATTTCACGCCAAGTAGGAGATGGGATATATGGATTCCAATTTAACTTTGCATTCTTTGACTCTAAATTAGATATAGAAGAAACTAGTCAAGTCATAAATTCTTACCCTCCTGAATTCAAGAGGAAGTATGTAGAGTATTCAAAAGGTAATTATAATAGTAGTTGGATTGATTTAGATATAGATAATACTATCTGCTTAAAGATGAATGATGAGATTTTACATGGTATTCCTTACTTTGCAAACTTATTCCCTTTGTTAGTGGATTTAGGATTCTATAAGGATTTAGCTAGAGAACGTGCAGAGATAGATAATTTCCTATTATTACATCAGAAGATTCCTTTAGATGAAAAAGAATTTAATAAATTTGCTATCGACTTAGGATTAGCAAAATCATTCGATGCTATTGCTGATGGAACATTACCAGATGGAGTAAGAATGTTTACATCTCCAATGGATGTTACAGCAGTTAAAACAGAACGTTCCAATAAAGATAATAATAATGTAAAAGAGGCATTAAGTCAAGTTTATACTGGTGCTGGTATTCCACAAGCACTATCTAATAATGACAGTGTAGCTGGACTTAATAAAGCAATAATGGTTAATGAACAGATTGTATATCGATTCTATCGTCAAGTTGAGAAGATTTACAATTACAAGTTGAAGAATAAGTTTATTAGTACTAAGTTTCAAATGAGAATACAAGATATTACTAATTTCAACAAAGAAGAAAAGGTTGACTCTCTCCTCAAAATTGCCCAAAACGGGATAGGTTCTCCTATAGCTGTAGCATCTGCTTCAGGAGTTAATCCATATGAGTTTATGAATGATGTAGATTTAGAATATGATGTTTTAGGATTAACTCATAAATTACGTCCACTACAAACTTCTCACACTATGTCAGGAAATGATGTAGAAGCACATGTAGGTGGAGTAGGTAATGAAGGTGGAGCTCCTACAAAAGATGATGGCGAATTATCTGATGCAGGGGTACAAACTAGAGAGATTGAAGCTAATACTACAGTTGAATAAATATTCTATTTAATAGGACAAATATTCCTTTAAAGGAGGTGAGATAGATTAAAAATGGAAATCGTAAAAGTAGATAAAAAAATGAAGTTTGATATTTCACTATCTCCTTCCGAACTGACTCAAGACCATCCTCAATTCACACGAGTTAAAGTAAAAGTACTATACACTAAATTTAACCGTAATAACTCATATATCACAGATGATGCTGTAAAGAAAGCATTACCTACTATATATAATATCCCTCTAGTTGGGGAGTATTTAGAGGAAAAAGATAATTTTGGTAGTCACGGAGGAAAACTTGAAATAACAGACGAAGAAGTAAAATTTATTCAAACCACTATTCCTTATGGAGTAGTTCCATTAGATGCCAAACTTTCATGGGAAACTGTTACGGAAGAGGATGGAACTATTAGAGACTACTTGGTGGCTGATGGAGCATTACTTTGGACTAGTAGATATCCTGAATTGGACACAATCCTTGAAGAAGGAAAATTTGGACAATCGATGGAAATTGAAGTCAATGAAGGTGGCTTCGCAATTATAGATGGTCAAGAAACATTTAAAATAGACGACTTTGTTTTCTCTGCTCTATGTATTCTCGGAGTAGACAAGGGTGACTACAATGAACATGTGGAACCATGCTTTGAATCTGCATCCATATCGACATATGGCATACAAGATGAAACATTTAAACAAAAATTTAACTTTATGCTAGAAGAGTTTAACTCTAGTATTTCTAGCAAAGAAGAATCAGGAGGTAAGAAAGTGACTAAAGAAAAACAAGAATTAAATTTTGAATTAACACATCAACAATTATCAGCAAAGTTACGACAAAACTTAGAGACTCATCGCTTTGTAGATAAGGATGGGGAGTCAGCACGCCGTTATTGGTATCAAGACCACACTAATACAAAGGTGATTTATGAAGACCTAGCTGAAGCAGGTCAACTATATGAATCTCCATATACAGTTAATGGTAATGAAGTAACAGTAGACTTGAGCGATAAGGTAGAGTCATCATTGGCATTTATTCCAGATAATAGCCGTAAACGTGATGACTACAGTTTAACAGAAGAGTTAGAGAAAGCAGAAGCTAAGATTGCAGAGTTTGAAGCAACGTTAACAGCTAAAGATGAGGAAGTAGTAGAAACTGTTGAATCATTAAAAGCTAAACATGCAGAAGATTTCGAAGCTCTTAAAGTTGAGTATTCTGAAACAGTTAAAACTATGAAGGATAATTTAGCTACTTTAGCAGAAAAATCATCTGAATTTGAAGCTATTCAAACTGAAGTAAAAGAGTTACGTGAATTCAAACGCACTACTGAATTAGCAGAGGTTAAAGCTAAATTCTCTGGCAAACTAGAAGAGAAGTCTTTGGATGCTATTTTAGAAGCGAGCGAAAATAAATCAGTAGATGAGTTAGAAGTAGAAATCTTTGCTGAAATTGGCAAGAAAAACTTCTCGTTAACTCAAGAAGTAACAGTGAAACACCCTGAGATTCATTTCTCACAAAAGCAAGAAGTACCAACAGGCGCACATGCGGCTTTAATTGCAAAACATAAATAATAAAAACAATATCGGAGGAATTTTAAAATGACTAAAGTAAACTTAGACAAATTACAAGCAACAGACAACGGTAATATTGAAACAATTATCGCAACAGTAGATTTACCAAATGGTGTATTAATTGCACTAGACGAAGCAGTAGAAGGTAATCGTGAAGCTATCAAAGCAGTAGCTCCAGTATTAGACCAAGAAATGTTACTGGTTGCGGCTGTAGAACGTCAAAACAATCCTTTTGAATACGTACTAGATGCACTAGACTATACATCTCCTAAGGACAAAGAAACTCGTGCATACCACTTAACTATTGGAGACAAGTTCCAAGTAGAACAATCTCTATTTGATGTAGCTCCTGTAGCTAAAGATGTAGTAACTGGAAATCCTGCAACAATGGGTTATACAAAAACAGGCGCAGATACAGCAAAAACTACATTCGTAGTAGAGCGTTTAACGAAGTTTGACTTTGATGCTCGTCCAATGGCTCTTTTACGAGTTTTAACAGTTTAATAATAAATAGTATATAAACTAAACATATAATCGGAGGAATTTTAAAATGAAACAAGTATTTTCTAATAATTATTCACAATTAGCTATTGATTTAGCAAACAATAATATCCAAGAGTTTTCTGCACAAGGTTTTACTCCTGCTCAAACAGAGGAAATTTTACGTAAAGAGATGTTTGAAGCAATTGGTTTAGATATGACTAAAGGTCTTACTCGTCGTCAGTATGAGATGTACAAGAACCAAATCTTCCAAATTATCGAAGAAACTATTTCACCAATCATTAATGACCGTCTAGAGTCTCAAATGGGTCAATTTGCTGATGTGCGCAACATTGCTCTTGGTGATAGTCAAGTATTTAATATTGAAAATCCAGACCTATTTGAAGTTGCTGTAATTGCAGAAGGTACTTCAAACTTACGTCGTCAACGTATGAGCAATGGTAAAATGACAGTTGAAACTGATAAATTAGGTATCAAAGTGTATGAAGAATTCTACCATTTCTTAACAGGTCGCGTAAATTGGTCATTTGTAATTGATAAAGTTGTAAAATCATATGAGCGCCATGTTGCTACTCTAGTTAATAAAGCTTTATTTGATGCTTATAACTCTCTTGACCCTACATTCACTTACACAGGTACTTACGACGAAGACCAAATCATCCGTGTAGCATCAGCAGTAGAAGCGCAATATGGTTCTGCTGTAATCATTGGTACAAAACAGGCATTGCGCCCGCTTAAACCTTCTTACGCAGGAGATGGAGTAAAAGACAATTACAATACTCTTGGTTATGTTGGTATCTACAACGGCTTCCGTACTGTTTCTTTAGAGCAATCTTTTGCACCAGGAACATTTGATTTCAACTTGTCACCAACAGATTTACTAGTATTACCAGGCACAGGTGAACGTTTTGTTAAAATCGTCAATGAAGGTGATGTATTCATTCATGATGAACAAAATCGTAATGGTGACCAATCTATCGAGCACGTATTCGAAAAACGCGTTGGTGTAGGTGTTGCTCTTGCTCGTGAGTACGGTATTATCCGATTATCTTAATTAGTAATAGCTTATAAAATAAATATTATATAAAGGATATGACAGTATTATATCATATCCTTTATAATTGATACAAGGAGGAAATTATAAAAATGACAGAAGAAATTAAAAAAACAACTGTTCGCGGACGTAAACCTGCAACAAAAACTGCTGAGGTAGTAGAAGCTAATGTAGAGCAAGAAGTAGAAGTAAAAAAAGAGGTAGTTGTAGAGAAACGAAAATTACAAGATGCTGACCGTATCTTAGTAATGAATAATACTACTGGAATGTATGGCTATAATACACCATCTTTTTCATTTGACTTAGAATCATACAGCCAAACAACTACTATTCCATTTTCTGAACTACGAACTATGGCTACAGGGAAACATCGAAAACATTTAACTGAAGCATGGCTTATTATTTTAGATGAGGAAGTAGTTGAAGAATTAAATCTAAGCCCTCAATATAAAAATATTTACACTAGCGTAGAAATCGATGAGCTATTAAAAGACCCAAATTTAATTGAAGAAAAGTTTCCAAAAATGACCAAGCTAATGAAAACTATATTCGTAACACATGCACGAGAATTAGTATCTTCAGACCAACTAACAGACTTCAGAGTAATTAGAGTAAT